AGCCTATGCCACGCCTGTAGGCGCACTAATCGGTGTCTGTGGAGGCATCGCGTATATATTGCGAGAAGGTAAGGGGCAAGGGATTGAATGAATTACTGCATGAGACGCGACTCCAAAAACTGGAAAATGGTCACGATATGTTGAGTCGTGATTATTCGCGTCTCAATGATGCAATAGTCAAAATTAGTGACTCATTAACTGCGTTTGTCGTGCTACAGGAGCAGAACAAAACACTCATTAATCATAGCGAGAAGCAAACAATTATTATTGAGAAGATGGATGAGCGAGTTAGCGCAATAGAGCATCAAATGCCGCAATTAGTCGAATCGAGGCAATGGTTGATGGTTGGATTGGGTTTGATATTGAGCATGGTTATCACTGCTTTAGTGGCTTTAATCGTCAAGAGTTGAGTATTAAACATGGCAGAACGTAAACAAGTCAATTGGGAGTCTGTTGAAAGAGACTACTCGGCAGGTTTATTGAGTTTAAGAGAGATTGCGGATAAACACGGCACGAAAGAAAGCACTATACGCTCAAGAGCAGAAGTAAATGGATGGTCAAGAGATCTTGCTGTAAAGATAGCTAGAAAAGTAGAAGATATTTCGCGCAAAGAGGTTTCGCGCAGCACTTCGCGCAGCGAAAAGGACATTACAGAGCGCGAAATAATTGAAACAAACGCTCAAGCAATCGTCAACATCAAGACAAGTCACAGAACAGACATTAAAAGAAATAAGGATTTATTAGAAAGCCTCACCAAAGAATTAGCGTTAATTGATGAACAGGTTTCGATAAACGTAAAAATAGACTGCGTTAAAAAACTTACTGAGACATTGAAGGTTCTTGTTGGATTAGAACGTGAAGCCTACGGCATTACTAATTTAGAGCAAACACAAAAACCAGTTGAGAATATGACTAATGACGAGCTTGAGCGAAAAATTGCCGAACTTGTTAATAGGTCTTTCTAATTCACAAAAATTAGAACTGTTGGCGTTACTGGAAGAAAAGAATTATAGAGAGTCAGGCAGGAAACTTTGGACGTACTTCAAAGATGAAGGTGATTTGCGTCGAGAGCTATACAAGAAACACTTAGAGTTTTTTGAAGCTGGAGCTAAATACAAAGAACGATTGGTGATGGCTGGCAACAGGGTCGGCAAAACAGAATCAATCGGCGGATATGAAACCGCGTTGCATTTGACAGGGCAATACCCGAATTGGTGGGTAGGCCGTCGATTTAATAAGCCTGTTCGGGCATGGGTCGCAGGTAAAACAAACGAAACATCACGCGATATTGTGCAAACAAAACTGTTTGGCGCAGTAGTTTATCGCTCAGGAAAGAAAACATTCGCGGGTGATGGCTTAATTCCGCGTGATTGCATCGGTGACGTGACATGGAAGCAAGGTGTTCAAAACATGGCCGATACAGTGCAGGTAAAGCACATATCGGGCTGGTCAATTGTCGGTATTAAGTCATATCAACAAGGGCGAGGAAGTTTTGAAGGCACAGAGCGTGAAGTTATTTGGCTTGATGAAGAACCGCCACTAGATATTTACACCGAATCATTAACGCGAACCATGACGACGAAAGGCATCGTCATGTTGACGTTCACGCCACTGGAAGGAACAACAGAAGTTGTTGATGACTTTATTCATAAGTCGGAAAAAGGTATCAAGTATCTACAAAGCATCACATGGGACGATGTGCCTCACCTATCAAAGCAAGACAAAGCCGATATGTTGGCTAGTTATCCAAAGCATGAGCATGACGCGAGAAGCAGGGGCGTTCCGTTTGCGGGTAGTGGTCTTATTTTCCCAATTGACGAAGCCAATATCATTATTGAGCCGTTTGAAATCCCAAGGCACTTTGCGTGTATCGGCGGCATGGACTTCGGATGGGATCATCCTTTCGCAGCAGTAAAACTCGCATGGGATAGAGATAAAGATATTGTTTACCTCATTGAAGAATACAAACAATCAGAACGAACACCCGATTATCACGCAAAAGAAATTATCTCATGGGGCGAATGGCTACCTTGGGCATGGCCACATGACGGTTATCAACACGATAAAGGCAGCGGTATTGCTCTTAAAGAGCAGTACGAAAAAGGTGGACTCAATATGTTGGCTGAAAATGCAAAGTTTGACGATGGGTCAAATGGTGTTGAGGCTGGATTGATGTTGATGCTGGATAGAATGATTGTTGGCAAATTAAAAATATTCTCAACCTGCACACAATGGCTTGCAGAAAGAAGAATGTACCACAGAGACAAAGGCAAAATCGTAAAGGTCAAGGATGATGCAATCAGCGCAAGCCGATATGCGTTGATGTGCCTATCAAGCGCAGTAACAACACCTCTCAATACAAGCCAAAAGCGTTCTAAACCCAACTGGCGACGAGTTTAAATAATGGAAACAGAAAACACTGTTGCGCTATCAAATCGCAACGGCATACAGACGTTTGTGCAAAACGTAGAGTTTGACCGCGACGGCAGACACTACGATGAGCCTTGTCTGTTGATGTGCCGTGGATTCATGGGTGTTAAGAATATGTTCGTGTTCCCGTTGTGTGATGCGTGGACAGTGCGTGAACCTGAATTTTTTAAGGCAACCATGCAGGACGCAGCCGCTACGCTATTCGTTTCGCCTACTAAAAACGATGAGCACGTTATTGGCGACATGATTCTGCATGACATTGACACGATTATCGCTTGGCGACCCGATGATGACGCTACTCACGACCACGCCTTGATGAAAAAAGAAGTGGAGCGTACAGGTATGTTTTTGCAGGTTAACGGCCAAACCTTGGTAGATGCGCGATGAAAAATGGCAAGACAATCGACAATTTACGCAATACACCGATTAATTTAGACGGTGACAGCAAAGGCGATGAAGCTAATGCGCCTGTTGTCGGCAAGAAGTTCGACTTTGCCAATGGTTTGCAGTTGCATACATGGGTTAAAGGTGCGTATTACCGCGACATAAGCCTACAAGCCGAAAGCCGTTTGCAGCGTTCACTCGATGCTGACTTCTACGATGACAAACAATTCACCGAAGCTGAAAAAGAGGACTACGAAGCCGATGGCCGTATGCCTCCCTTGCAATACAACATCATCAAGCAAACGATCAACTGGATTTTAGGCAGCTATCTACGTCAAACCTACGACTGGAACGTGTTGCCGCGTACTGAGGACGATGTAGAGCCCGCTATTCGCAAGACTAAGCTATGCAAATACATTGCCGACATTAACAGTGCGTCACGCCAAGAATACCTGGCGTTTCAAGATGCTGTAAAAACGGGTGAAGGCTGGATTGAGACAGCATTAGAGGTAAACGACGAAGGCGAGCAACAGATTGTTGTCCGTCACGAACATTGGCGTAACATGATTGTTGATAGCAGTTGCAGGCGTGTTGATGCCAGTGATGCTACTCGCCTATTTCGCACCAAGATTTTAGATGTTGAGCAATTAGTCGCACGATTCCCTAAGTTAGAAAACGAATTACGCAACGAATCGCAAGACCGCGAACAAGTTGAAAACGATTTTATGTACGAACAGTACCAACAATCGGGTTTGGGCGCAGGCGGCTCGATGTTTATGTCAAAGGCCATGCCTTATGACGGTACACGCGAAGCTATTCGGGTGATGGAATGTTGGTACAAGCGACCTATGCGCGTACAGATACTACGCGGTCAAGGCAGATTATCGGGCTATGTGTACGACCCGAAGAACCCTGAACACGTTCAAGCGGTACAGTCAGGCGAATTAGAGTTAGTTAAAACCCACAGGCAACAGGTTTGTGTGTGCGTTTTTACTGATAACACGCTGTTATTCTCAGGTGTCAGCCCTTACCGCCACAACAGATTCCCGTTTGTGCGTACTGTGGCGTATCTCGATGACAAAACGGGTATGCCCTACGGGGTTATTCGTGCGTTACGCGACCCTCAAATGTCATTCAACATTAGACGCAATAAAGCTATTTACCTGCTATCCACTAAGCGCGTGGTCATGGACAAAGGTGCGGTTGATGATATTAAGCAGCTTGAGGAAGAAGTCTCACGTCCTGATAGCATCATCACGGTCAACACAAATAAGCGGTTCGATATTATCGAAAGTCCGTCATTGGCTGAGGCTCATGTACGTTTCGGGCAAGAAGATGAAGCCTATATGCTCAAAGCGTCAGGTGTGACGGGTGAGAATTTAGGGCAATCAACTAATGCTACGTCAGGAATTGCAATCCAAGCACGCCAAGAACAAGGCACAGTCACAACCTTAATGCTCTACGAAAACGCGGCATGGGCATTTGAGAAGCAGGGCCAGTTAGTTTTATCGCTGATTGAGCAGTTCATTAGCCAAGAAATGCAGTTCCGTATTACCTCGGACACCAAAGGAAAAGAGTTTGTCGCAGTCAATGATGGTACAGACGAGACAGACATCACCAAGTCTCAAGCCGACTTCATTGTCACCAAGCAAAACTATCACGCAACCATGCGCCAAGCACTAGCCGAGCAGTTGTTACCATTGGCATCGACCATTGCACAGGCGACAGGCAACCCACAATCCGCGTTTGCAGTCATTGAAACCGCTATCGGTTTGACTGACATACCAAACAAAGACGCGATTATGATGAAGTTGCGCGAATCTATGGGTTTACCTGACCCAGACGAAACGCCAGAAGAAAAAGCAGCGCGTGAACAGTCACAAGCAGACCAACAAGCCAAGCAAAACGCCATGATTGAGCGTAAAGCCAATGCTGAAATAGCCAAGCTAGAGGCCGAAGCACAGCAAGCACAGGCCGTGGCTAACTCAGAACAGATAACCGCCCTAAGCGACAAGATGACCGCGATGATGGCTGTTATGGACGCAACCAAAGCGATGTTGTCCAAGCCTGATATGGCTAAGTCAGCCGACGAGATCATACGTCAAGCCGATTCAATCCTTAATTTACAACCCACTCAACAACCACAGCAACAAATGCCTGTCCAAGCACAGGTTGACCCTGCTTTTAGCGGAGATATGCAGCAATGAGTACCGATAACGAAAGCCCAATCATTTTAACGGAAGCCGAGCAAGAAGGTTTGGATTTGCCCGATGATTTTGGCGATGAGATCATCACCTCAGACAATGAAGGTCACGATGACTTTGCTATGGATGACGACGACGAAGAAATTGAAATTACCATTGATGATGAAGAAGTTGCGCCAGTTGTACCTGCACCCGAACCCGTTATTGAGCCTGTAGTCGAAAACACTGGCATTGATTACGCCGAAGTATTGCTGGCATCAACAACCAAGCAAGCCGAATTAGAAGCGCAGTTGAAAGACTTGGCGACTAAGTTTGATGATGGTGAAATGGATGATGCGGATTACAACATCGAAGTGCGTAAGATTGAGCGTGCTATTGCCCGTGTTGAAGCTAAAATGGAATTGGCCGAAGAACAAATTGAAGCGCAGAACGCAGCCGCAGAAGCGAATCAAGCAAAGCTCATGGCGCAATGGGAAAAGGCACAGGTTGACTTCTTTGCCAAACCTGAAAACAAAGCCATTGCCGAAGATGATGCGATGTTTAACTCGCTCGATGTTCACGTCAAGAAGATTCTAGCCGCAGGTAATACGCCTATTGGTGATGTTCTTGATTTAGCAAAGCATAACTTACTTGCAGGTATTGCCAAAATTACAGGGCAAAAAGTACCTGATGCGCCTAAACCTAGCACTAAGCCAAAAGCACCACAGGTTGAGTTACCGCCTACACTTGGCAACATCCCTTCTGCTATTCCTAATGCCGATGGTGATGAGTTTGGCTACATCGACAAGCTTTCAGGCCGTAAGTATGAAGATGCAGTCGCTAAACTCACGCCCGAACAGCATGACCGTTACTTGCTAGGAACAAAATAATGGCTAAAACTTGTTCAACGCTATATTTAAGCGCACGAATAGGCGATAGAATACAAATAGGTGATAGTATCATCGAAATATCAGAAAAATCTGGCCGCCGTGTGCGGTTGGGGGTTATGTCATCACATAAGGTGACTGTATTTACTAATCCCTCGGCGCAAGAGTGCCTGAATGAAACCTCTATAGGTGGAAATCATGGCACAGACCATCATCACGACCAGCGCAGCCCAGACTAAGAAAAAGTGGGCAGGCGCATTATTCAACTCATCCGTTCCTGAATCCTATTGGGGTTCGCATTTCATGAAAGAAGGCAGCGCAGAAAGTGCGCCCAATGCCCCAATTCATTTAATCACCGATCTTGAAAAAGACTCAGGCGACGAAGTTAACTTCGACATCTACGCTCAATTGACTTGCTCACCCACTTACGGTGACGACAATCTTGAAGGCAATGAAGAATCGTTAACCCCGTACAGCGATAAAATCCTCATCAACCAGGTGCGTAAAGCGACTGATAGTGGTGGTGAAATGACTCGCAAACGTACAACCAACAACCATCGCATGATTTGCCGAAACAAGCTTACTGATTGGTGGTCACGCTTCTTCGATGAAGCCGTGTTCATGAATATCAGTGGTGCGCGTGGCTCTAATGCCGACTACATCTTGCCGACTGCTTCAACAGCCGCGATTGAAGGTCAAGCATTGGTTGCTCGTAGCTCTGGCAATATCATCTACTCAGGTGCGGCGACATCAAAAGCATCTTTAGTGGCAGGCGACAAGTTCAGCCTCACCTCTATCGACAAAGCAGTGACTAAAGCTGAAACCGAAGGTGGTGGTTCGGATGGTGTAATTCGTATTACTCCATTGCGTATGGAAGGCGTGGACAAGTTCGTTTGCTTGATGCACAACTATCAAGAACACGACTTGCGTACTACGACAACCACAGGTCAATGGCTTGATATTCAAAAAGCAGTTGCAACAAACAACGGCACTAAAAACAATATTTTCACAGGTGCGCTCGGTGAATATCGTGGTGTTGTCTTGCATAAGCACAATAAAGTGACTCGTTTTACTGACTACGGTGCAGGCTCTAACGTGGCTGCTGCGCGTGCGATCTTCATGGGCCGTCAAGCAATGGTTGCCGCATTTGGTAGCCCTGCTAATGGCTTGCGTTTTGATTGGGCTGAAGAATGGCGCGACTACAAAAATCGCTTAGGCATTGCGACTAAGTGTATCGTCGGTTTGAAGCGTCCACAGTTCAACAGTAACGATGTTAATTCTATCGTTATTGATTCTGCTGCTGCACAACCGTACTAATCGTGCGGTTTCACTCTATTCTTAGTTCGGAGAGTTAATCATGACGACTTATACGTCAGCTCAATACGTTGATACCGCGCCTACTTCTACGGAAGCTGGCGAGCAACTGTGTTTTCAAGCGTCCTACACCTTTGCGGCTGCGACCACATTGGCCATTGGCGACATTATCAAGTTAGCTAAATTGCCTGCTAACCATGTTTTAACCGACTTGCGTTTAGAAACAGACGCATTAGGTACAACTTGCGCGGGTAGTGTTGGGTTCTTAAATGCTGGTGCAACAGATATGTCGCAAGCGGTTATTGCGATTGGTTCGTTGGCTACTGCTGCTATTAAGAACGAAGATACTACGGATGGCTTGCGTGTTGCAGCGGCTACCAGTGGTTATACGCCGATTGGTATCAAAATCACCACGGCTAATACGGTTGATGCCGCATTGGGTGCGAAAATCACCATCACAATGAAGTATCGCCCTAAGCAAAACATCGAGGTGTAACCATCATGCTGATTGAGTGCTTGTTGAAGCGGGTTGGTGGGAGTGATATTCCCTTCGGCCAAAACGTGTTAAGACAGGTGGTTTATAAATTTCGGCCAGTAGATGAGAAGGACAATGCGTCCCCTCATCTATGCGAAGTTGATAATAAAGACCACATTGATCGTTTGCTGGCTATTCGCCCTAAAGCCTACGTTGAGTATGTTGAAGGCGAAGGCGCGCAGTTTGAAGAAGAAGATTTTGAAGCCGCAGAGCCTACGGGTGATGAGGAAGATTTTTCTGATTCGATGTTGTCTACCGTCAATCCTGATACGGTTTCTAATCGCTACGTTGAAGGGTTTGCACGTCAAGTGCTGAGTGTAAATCCTAAAGACAAGAAGGCCATTGCTGCCATCTATAAGCAAAACACAGGCAAAGACCTACGCACAACCATGTCGGCAACGGCAATGGTGCGTGAGTGTTTACGGTGTTTGGTGAATGATGCCAAAGAAGCCCTAGATATTGCCAAAGCCAACGCAAAAGCGGGTGAATAATCATGCTATGTAGCGTCATTTTAGCGCGGATTAGAAAGAAGTTAAACGACCCCAATGCAACAGCATGGACTGACAACTCCGACTTGATACCTGCGTTAAATGAAGCACTACAAGCATTGATTAGCTATCGACCCGATGCAGCGTCATTTACAACAATGATGCTGTTGGTGGCTGGCACACGTCAAACCTTGCCCAGTGACGGCGTAAGGTTGTTAAAGGTTATTCGCAATCGCGGACAAAACGGTTTAAGTGATGCAGGGCGAGCTATCCGTAAAGCGGATATGTTAGTTCAAGATGCGTTAATCCCTGACTGGCACGAAACCACAGGTCAAACAACGATTGATGAGTATTTTTACGATTCAATTACCCCTAAAGATTTTTATGTTTATCCTCCTGCGCCTGTATCGCCTGTTATTGGGGTTGATATTAGCTATGTTCGTGTATTACCGACCATTACCGAAGGGACAGACACCTTACCCGTAGATGATTATTTTGCCCCTGCTATTCAAGAGTGGATGCTTTATTCAATCATGGGTAGTGATGATGAACAAAACCCGAATTATGCAGTAGCAAGAGCGCACCAAAAGACGTTCTTCGATTTGCTTCAGATAAAAGCATCATCCGATGGCGCGGTAAATCCAAAATCAAAAGGTTAAGTCATGGCTATTGTTCCCTACACACAATGGTTGCCATACGTTCAGGTTAATGTGCCTGACTGCCCAAAGGCGTTAATCGTTGAAGCCATTCGTCAAAAAGTTATTGAGTTTTGCCAGCGTTCGTTATTCTTGCGTCAAGAGCTAGACGGTTTCTACACCGTTGCTGACGACAACGAGTACGACTTATCACCACCCGTCGATAACAATATCGCGCAACTGCTCATGCTAAAAGTCAATAAGCGTGAGTTAGAGCCAAAAACACAAGATGACCTAGAAGAAATCTACCAAGAATGGCGTGACCAATCAGGTGAACCATCCTACTTCTTTCTTAAAAATACCAATACCGCAATCTTAGTACCAAAGCCTATTGGCGTTTATCCCGTCCGAATCCTTGTTGCATTAAAGCCAACACAGGCCGCTCAAGGCGTAGATGAAATAATCTTTGAAGAATACAAAGACGCAATCAAGCATGGTGCATTAGCGTATTTAATGCTCATGGCCGAAAAAACTTGGTCTAATCCCAATATGTCGGCGTTTTATCAAAGTCAATTTGATGCGGCGATTCAAGAGTCGAAAATGCGTGCCGAACAAGGCTACGCGCACCGCAAAACATTCCGAACAAAAGCACATTATATTTAAGTGAGTTGATAATGGCGACTTATGAATTAACAGTATCGACCGATGATTTAGGTTTGGGCGTTTTAAATTCTGCACGGACTCGCATTGAGAAGCGCAGAGTATCTATTGCTGACACCTATC